GGTTCAGACGAGTTACATGGTCGAAGGTGATGTCTGTCTTGGCGATGGCGTCCGTATCGGGTGTTCCGATGAACAGGTTCGATGCGGATGTTACCAGGGCGCGGTGCGGGCAGTTGAGCGACGTGCCGTTGTCCTCGTACTTCTTGATCATGCGGTCCCAGATGTCACACACCACTACGGGGTGTCCGTCATACTTGGAGAGCTGGATGCCGGAAGTAACCATCTCCAGTTCGAGCTGGAGGTTGTGCAGGCGCTTCACGTCGTTGCGGAGGGCCTTGAACAGCGAGTTAGTCATGAAGATGGCGTGGTCGGGCTTGTCGAAGATGCGCGAGTCAGCGTCGGAGAGCATCGAGTCAACGATACCGATAGCGACACCTTCTTCACGGATGGCTGCCTTCTGCGTAGCATAGGTAACCTTCGGCGTGGTGCTGGTGTCCTTCTTGGTGTTGGCTTCGATGGTGGTGAGCTGATGGGCGTTGGCGGTGGTGATGGCCTTGAGGCGCTTCCAGAAGCCGTCAGTCATTGTGAACAGGTCCTTGTTGATACCTGCTGTGAGCAGACCGCTGTCGGCGATGTTCTTGGCATCCTTGTCGCCGAACCAGGCGATACGCCACAGCATCTCGTTCATGGCACGGGTCAGCAGAGGAATGACGATATCGTTCCAGTAGGCGGTGCCGATGATTTCGCTTTCGTCGGTGCCAGTGTTGAGCGAATACTTGGCGATGGTGTTCTCCAGGTCCTCGTAGCAGATTTTCAGAGGGATCTGATAGTCTCCGAGTTCCCAGGTCTTTTCGATGCCAGTCACGTTGATGTTCTCGTATGTGGGCGAACAGCCGGAGGCGTTCTTACCTACATCACCGAGGCTGTCGATGTAGCCGAGCTTCTTTCCGTCGTACACACCAGTCTCGGTGGTGCAGACAACTTCAAGGTCGGGGTCGTTGAAGGTGCTGAGGAACAGGAGCTCGGAGAGGTCCCGAATCGCACCATTATCGACGGTGAAATTTTTGAAGTTAATCATTGTCGTTAAATTTACTTGTTAATGGAGGTTGGGGAACTGTTTACTTGTTGCGCTTCTTGGCAAGAGCCTCCTTCTTCTCGCGGAGCGCCTTCTGAACGGGGGTCTCCTGTGCGGCACCGCCGTTGCGGTTCTCACGGAAACCACGGCCAGCGGGCGATTCCTTAGAAGATGATGCACATACCTTGTTGAGCCATGCGAGACCGCCGGCGCGGTTGACTTTGGCGAGGATGACCTTCTCGTTGGACGAGAGGACGCGGGCACCTTTGAGGGCTTCGAGCTGGGCTTCCAGTTCCTCCTTCTCCTGAGTGAGGGTGTCAACCTCCTCGGTGAGGGTCTCGTTCTCGGTCTGAAGCTCCTCAATCTTCTCGACCATCTCGTCCTCGTCGAGACCTTCGGCGGTCACGTCGTCATCGGCGGGGATGATGTCGGTTACTACGCCTTCGGCGATGATGATGGTGGAGCCGTCTTCCATGACGAACTCGCCGTCGGGAGAAGCGGCGTCGCCTACCTGGGGCTCGCCTTCCTCACGCTCGATGGTCAGTTCGGTGCCGTCAGCAGCGGTGACTGCGAGAGCGTTCATCTTGACGTCGGACAGCTTCTTGTAGCCAGCCTTTGCGAGGAGGCGCGAGATCACACCGCGCTCGACGCTTACTTTTGCTTTTTTCTTGTTCATTTTGCGGGTTGTTTTTGTGTTATTAAATGTTCTTATACGCTTTGCGGTGATGGGTGCAAGCACCTCCGAAATAAAGCCGAGTTCAAGGGCACGGTCGGCGTTGATGAAGATGTCCTTATCCATAAGCTCCTGGAGTTCGGTTTCATCTGCGCCTGTGCGTTCCACATACAGCGAGAGGATTTTCTTCTGCTCGTTGCGAAGCTGCTCGACCTGTAAGCCGAGCTTCTTGATACCTGCGTCAATGGCATCGGCAGTGAAGCGGTCGTGGCAACCGAGGTCGGGCCATGCGGCGGCGGGATTGTGGATGCAGAAGTGGGAGTTGTCTGTTGCGTGTCGCCTTTCAGCGGGAGCGGCAAGAAGGATGATGGTAGCCATCGACGAACATTCGCCTTCGACGGTACAGGAGATTGTCTTGCCGGACTGACGGAGCTTATCGTAGATAGCCCAACCTTCGACACAATCACCGCCACGGCAATGAATGCGGATGTCAACCTCATCATCGTCGGGCTTCATACTGGCGAGAAAGCCATCAATGTCTTTGAAGCAGATTCCGTCTATGCCCTCCCACATCTGGAGCATGACTTTATCTTCTTCGCCAACAATGTCGTTGTAGATTTTAAGTATTGCCATAGCTTTGTGAATTACTTTATCGCAAAGTTACTTTCAAAGCAAGATACACACATATAAAACACTGTGAATTAGGATGAACGATACTGTTCAGTTAACTCTTGGGTAGGTATGAGGCACAATCGGTTTTCGATTCTTAATTTTGCTCCAAATAATCATCATTTGGAATATTCGGACTATGGCAAAGGTCATTCACGTTCACATCTTCTCCCGCCCGAGAGAGGAAATAAAGGACTACTACTTCTCAAGCATTACGGCAGTCTATTCGGTGCTTACTGCCGAGGACATCGGTGCCCGCAAATCATATCTTCTCCACTGTGGTCTCAGCGGCGGAGGCTCCATCATTACAAAGAAGGCAATTATCAAGCAGTCGGCTCTTATCGGGAACAGCAAAAAGAAGATGGAGCAACCCGAAGAAGCTCCATCTACAAATGGAATTGGACGTATATGATAACGCCTGCTGTCAGTTCATTAAAAACTGGGGTCTATGTAGTGATTTTGGTAGTGTAGCATCAAGCGGACACCATCTTTGAGCGCCTGACCTTCCATGCACCAGGCTCCGTTCTTTCGCTTGGTAAAGATGTCCTCGCCTTCTTCAAGCTCCGGCAGGATTTCATACCTTCCACCATACCAGTCGAGGCAATTGGTCTTGTTGTGGCGGACTGCAATCTTCCTGTCAGAGATGATGCGGCTTACTGTGGCGGCTCTCCTGTCGCTCCAGTAACAAATCGTACAGGGCAAGCCTACCTTCGGGACAATGTTGTAGATGGCTTGGAGGATTCTTGCCTCTTGCTCCTCCTTCCATTTGGCCTGCAACTTGTATCGGGCGTTCTTCTGCTCCTGTGTGAATGAGAGCCATTCTTCACGAGTCATTTCGTAGGGGTTCTTCTCATTCCTTAATGCTTCCAGTTGAGCAAAACTTTCTTCGGTTGTCATGGTCTTGGCTTTTATTCGTTATCTTCTTCATCTTCTTCATCTTCGAGGGCATACAGGCACTCATTCCTGTTGGCTTCGATGAGTAGTTCCAGCAACTCCCCGATAAAGGTTTCACATTGCTCCATATCCTTGACTACATCAGTCATCCGATATGGGGCACCATTCATTCCATGCCCGTCGGGACCGAGCCAAAGGAGTGCTTCTTCATCGGGGTCGTAGCCTTCGTAGTATCGGTCGATGTCCTCTATCAGCGTGTAAATGTCTCCGTCTGTCATCTCCACATAAAAGGAGAAGTCTTGATCTGCGTCGGTGAACTTGCCGAAGGTAAACTCCAACGTATCTTCTCGGTCTTTCTTTTCTTCGATAGACACCGACCAACCATCTGCTTCGGCTATCTCTGTTATTCTGTCTATCAGTTTTTGATGTTTCATATTCTTTGGGATTATGCTACTACTTTCTTGCTTGTGGGGCAAATCTTTTCGTTTACTTTCTCCACGATGAACTCTATCTGTTCGTCGGAAACTTCGACATCCTCATACCCGTCTGTCTCTTGGTTGAGAACAGAGATTTCTACATCTACATCTTCAATGTAGGCTTTCACCTTGTCAAGTTCTATGCCTCCACTTGGCGGCGTCCAGTAATCTCCGGGGTCATAGTCATCGTGGAAATCAATATCTACGACATAATCGGCAGAGATGTAGATGTCGCTATCATCAGCAGGGATGCCGGGGAGTCCGTCGATGCAGATTTCATCAAGCGTTTCATTCAGGGTGCGTGAGCCATAGTTGGAGCAGCGACCATACTCGTCTTCGTAACATTCAAAGTCCGAATAATCTCCGTCGCAGGGGTCTTCAATGATGGCTTCCATCTTGGAGACTATATCATCTACGATTGACTGAACTTGTTCGTCTGTCAGTTTCATATCATTTCCGTTTAGTATCGCCAGAGGACGATGTGGGCGTTTTCTTTCATCTTGTCTATCTTCTCCGAGATGATGTCGAACATCTTAATCACGCGGGAATGCACGTCGCAGAGACCGAGGACCCGGTACTCGATGTTCCAGTATTCAGTACCGTCTAAGGTTACGATTCTTGCGTATGCGCGGCACTTGTGTCCGTCTATGGTACGTTGAAGGAGCAGGCGGTACTTGCCGCCTTTCGGAGTTTTGTTGATGGCTTCTTCTATTTGCTCGTAGGTATGTGGATTGCTCATAGCTTCTTAGATGAGGGTTGCGGCTTTGAATGAACGGAAGGCTTCTTTTTCACAGTCCCAAAAACTGATTACATCTGCGTTCTTGGTGTCGCCTTCGCCTGTGGCCTTTCTTACATAGTTGAGGTTGAACAGCGTCCCGATGGCGTGACGGATTTCGCCATTGACCTTCTTGAATGTAAACTCCACGCTGCCGACAAGCATCCGGGAATAAACTTTGATTGCCTTCCATGCCGATTTCAAAGCTTGGCTGAAATTCTCAGCTTCTCCTTTTCGGAGGATTGCATGAGCAATCTTAAATAGCTTTGACTTGTTCACTTTCATCTTCTTTGACTTTATAGGTTATGTTTTAATTTCTACTGTAAAGTTAATCATTAAAGTTGATGTGCGAAAGCCATAACTCATTTATTTTCAGTACATTACGCAATTATTTTTCATCAAATGCAAGTTTAACTTTTACTAACAGATACAAAAGAAGGCACCCCGGAGGATGCCTTCTGTGTCGTTGGGATGATGCTTACTTGGAGTAGGACTTCATGATCGTGCGCTTCTGACCGGGTTTCAGATGGTACCACCATCGGGTAACATCTATGTCCTTTGCTTTGCGGGCAATCATAATCTTGCCTCGCCCTCTATGGAGGAACCACTTGTCGCAGACACAATCTACCAGTTTGCGGTAGGTCTCCCGGTTCTTGAATGAGTCAACGTCTTTGAGGGCGGCGACAATATCATCCACTGCCGGAACCTTAATCCAGGGAAATTCCTGATACACCGGGGCAACTGTGGGAATACTGTCACCGAGGTCTATGAGGATGGGGAGCGTGTCGGTGCCGAGGTCGCCTATGACGACGTAGTGCTTGAACATAAGCTCTATGCAGTAGATGGGGATTCGGCGCGGGTCTATGTCGGCGTGGAGCATGGTAGTGAACAACTCCTTGTCTTCGGTTTCAAGTTCATAGAGTCCGGTCATCGGAATCTTCTTGAAATCGTCGCTCTTGGTTACAGCCTGCGCTGCGAGCATCGGGGAGGTCGGACCTTTGATTGTAACCTCTGCGGTCTTATCATCGACCGCAAGGGTGTGGATTTGTACGAACTTCATGGCGGTATCAGTATTTGGCACAGACAATATCGTAGATTGCCTTGCAGATGTCGATGTCATAGAGAGCATCGTGGAGCTTGTCATCTTCGACAGTGATGCCGAGGGTCTTGGCTACGGTGCCTTGCTTGAAGTTGACCATCTGACTGCGACGGTCGGCGAGGTATGGGGTTGCTATTACCATCACGTCGATGCTGTTCGCCCAGAACCATGAGCCGAAATACTTATCCCCGTTGTGTCCGAACCAGGCGCGGAGGAACTGATTGTCGAAGGACGCATTGTTGTAGCCTACGAGGAAGAACTTGTCGTAGCGGTCATAGCGGTCAACATACTTTGACAGCATATTGATGAACTGGTCGTACACCTGACGCATGGGAGGGTACGCCATGATTTGCTCCTGTGTTACTCCGGCAACGTCGAGGGCGCCCTGCTCGATGACGGCTCCGGGATGAGGCTGGACGCGGAGGTCAAATTTCTCCTTCACTTCGCCGTTGATTACGATACTGCCGGACAACTGATGGATGCCGTGCTTGTCGGCTTGCGTGCCAGTGGTCTCCAAGTCGAAAAATAGTAGCTTCATAAGGTTTTCTTATTTTACGTTATTTGTGGGATAATGTGGAGCTGTCAGCCATAGACAAATGTCCGGGCTGACAACTCCGATTGGTTTACGCTTCTTGCTGTTCCGGCTGTTCAGTCTCGCCGCCCTCGCCCTCTGTGGCTTCCTTAGGGGCTTCCTGTGGCTCCCTCTCTCTTTCGTGTAGAGGTTCATACGCCCC